CTGCCAGAAAGCACTGAAATATGGGTTTTGGGTGAGCGCTCGTCGACTGTGTCCTGGGGCTCCCAGCGTAAAGCGGCTGGCAGATGGGTCAGAGACATGCCGCCGTGGGCAATAACCGCCGAACATTTTGGGCTATCAAGCGACGAGGGAATTCCAGAAATTTGCGATTATTACACCATGCAGGGCAAGAAGGGCAACGTTGCGTTTGTGACTGGGGTTCGGGCAAGCGAATCGATGATTCGATATCGCTCGCTTGTGCAAAAACTCCACGAGAATTACATCGTTACACCATACAAATCAAAACGTGGGATACCAATGAAGTTTGCAAAAGTCATTTACGACTGGCAAACAGCCGATGTATTCAAGTTCATTATTGAAGAGCACAATGAACGATATTGTGAGTATTACGATAGGGCTGCAGTAACTGGAGGGAACACCAGGGTGGGCGTCCCCCTGCACGCAATAGCGATTCGACGAATTGGTGATGTTGTCGCCACTGAGCCAGAATTTTATGACGACTTAGTTAGGTGCTACCCAGATATTGACGCACAGCGTAGATACTGGTCATCATTTGATTACGACAAACTAATTAAGGGTTACGCGGCACAAGGGTTCGACGGAGCAAAAAAATTTATTGATGACCACATGCTGGACGATTACAGTAAGCGTAGGGCTATGGCTTTTGTTTCTGAATTCCGCAAGAAACACATTCGTGACCCCAAGTCGTATACGTTTTATTCCCTCATGCATCAAATGTTTTTGGGCGAAATAATTAATTCAATTTCAGTTTCTCCGATTGGGCCAAAAACCAAAGCACATACAGTGAGACTGGCGGAAAGCGAGAACAATGATGAAAATTGAAGATATTCCCGTGGACGATTTGCGGGCTGGCTCTTGGCAAAGCACACATATTCTTAGACCCGATTTATTGGTTTTGGCAAAGTCAATAGGCGAACTTGGATTCGTTTCACCAATAACTGTGATGCGGCGTGATGGTTCAATAATTGACGGATATCACCGATGGCGGATAGTCAAAGACAATGCGACATTACGAAAAACAATTACACATATTCCCTGCGTGGTGATTGATTGTGATTCAATCGAAGCGGCAATGTTGCATCTGCGTTTGAATAGGTCTCGGGGGTCGTTGCTTGCCCATCGTGTTTCCAAGGTTGTCAAGAATCTCATCAAGAGCAAAAAGTACACAGAAGACGATTTGCATCGATTGTTGTCAATGAGTTCTGAGGAATTTGATTTGCTGATGGATGGCACAATCCTTAAACGGTTTGATTACAAAGAGCATAAGTATTCTCGCGCATGGGTTCCGATTGAGGCTCCGCCAGGTACAGTTGACAAATTTGAGGCTGAACGCCCCCCGAATTCAGATAGATAACACTGCCCCAGTGCCAGTAGTGATAAAATTTGATGCGAGCGCTTCGTTTATCGTTGCGCCAAAAAATCAAGGAGAACACTCTCATGTTTGATTCAGAGGGCAATTTTGAAAGATTTGGCATTGGTGGCGTAAAGCGACCCCTTGACGGCAAGTTGCACGGGATGACCCGTTGCTACAAGCCAAAAACCCGCGTGGCTGGTCGAGAAAGAGACGACGGTAGGGCGGGCGGATTGCGTCGTGGGGCAAGAAGAGTCATTGAGCGCGCACAGAATCTTGGCCGTGGTATTTTGCGAAGACTTGCACCTGGTGGTGGTGGATTGGCTGGAGCAGCGGGTCGAGCACTAAGAGGCTAAAACTCTAAAAACATTGAGGTTAAGTAATGCTGGTAACACTTTCTGACCTCACTACGTACATGGACATCAGTCTGTCTTTGCGTCAGCAGGACGCGGCGGAAATGATTTTGCAAGGTTTGCAAAGTGAAATGGAAACATATCTTGGTCGCCCTGTTGAAGTAAACGACTTTGTTGAAGAGACGCACGTTCTCGAAGCAAACCACGTCAATGTACCGATGGGTTCTTATTTTTATAATCAGGGACTTGGTCTTGGTGATTCAGACCCAAATGGTGTCATTACCTATGCCGCCCCACCAAGCACCATTTACATGCGGAATACTCCGATTGTTTCTGTTTCAAAAGTAGAGATGGATGGGCCAACGATACACAACAAGATTCTTGGCGAAGCCGTAAAAAGGACTGCGGTAATTACTGCGGCAACAGTTTCCTCTGGAACGGCTACGTTTACTGCCGCAAATCACGGGTTCACCCTTGGGCAAACAGTGACAGTAATTGGCGCAACACCGACAACGTACAATATCAATGCCAAAATAATAACTGCTGTAGCAACTAATACTTTTTCTGTTGCTAATTCTGGTGTAACTGGTGCCCATACTTCGGGTGGAACGGCGACAGCAAACGGGAGTGAATACACCGTTCGACGATACGGATTAGATATTTATACTGGCTTTGCGAATGACATCATACGAGTTACCTACAAGGCTGGACTTGATGGCGCGAATATTAAAATGTTCAAGTTGATGATTCTTCGCGCAGCAACACGAGAAATGCAGAATATGCATGACGACGTCGTGGGTGTTAAGGACCTCAATCCGCGCGGTGTTTCTACTGTTGAAACTGGATTTTTGGAAACAGAATTGATGCAACTCAAAAAGTATTCAAGAAGAAGAATCGCATAATGTCAGAATTCAAATTAAGAATGAAGATTGATATTGATGGAATTGATGACACGTTGGATTATTTGGATAATGTAAGAAAACGAATGCGTGACTTCCGCACAGTTTGGCCAGCGCTTAATCAAAGTTTGAAGCAATACATGATTGGCAACTTCACTGCCCAGGGTTTGCCGTCTGGGGGGTGGAAACCCTTGGACGCAGAGTATGGGGCGTGGAAAACGAGGAACTTTCCTGGCGCTCCAATGCTGGTTCAAAGCGGCAAATTATTTAGCACGATTGCAAAGGGTCCCAAAGTAGATGGCAACAGACAAAGTGCACGCTTTATGTTTGACGGCAGAATAGCAAGATTTCACCAATATGGAACCACAAAGATGCCAGCAAGAACAATACTTTTTGCCCCAGATGTTTGGGTGAATGAAGTTACTGATGCAATGGCGGATTGGGTTGTTGAGGGTGGAGTTGAGTAAATATGTCGCAATACCTCATGCACGGCGCTCACTTTGCAAAGGATTACGTCTCTTCGTACCTTCAAAATGATTTACCCAAACGAGTGGTGCGCTATCGAAACGGCTGGAACATATCAAGCACTGAATTGCCCACGCCACTCAAGTTTTACACTCATGAACCATTGGCCCTTGATACTTGGCCGACTGTAATTACGGTTGCGATTTCGACAACACGTTTTGAGCGATTGGGGTTTGATGGGCCAGACCCGCTGTACAGGGTTTTTTATGCGATGAGAACCTACATTTGGTGTAGGGCGGTAGGCGCCGATGAGGCAACCGTTGCCAGAGACAGGCTTACGGCGGTTGTCCGTTCTGCGCTTCTTGACTATCCGTGCCTACAGGCGGTTGACCCAAGGCAGTCATTTCAGGTAATGATTGACGAATCAAGCATGAGGGAAGAATTTTCGGAAATCACTCTCCTAAAAGGCGACAGGGTTTTGTGCGGTGCGTACGTTGGGTATGACCTTTCAATTAACGAAGTGGTTACCCGTCAAGATATTGGTGAAGTTTCAGAAATCGAATTGGCCGTTTCCCAGCAGCCTTTGACTGATACAAATCTTTTGCAGAGCACCTGGACGGATACTCATACGGTCAATTAATTATTTATGAAGTACAATTTATGCAAAGCCATGCAAGGAGGCTTCTAGTGAGTCACCATTTGTTCAAAATCATTGACAATCATGACTGGTCTTCCGTTGACGGTCCAGCAACAATTGTCAAAAACGTGACCGTCGGCCCGTTCGTGATTGATGACGAAGGGCGCTCCTTGCACAGTATGGGAGTTGCCGCAGTGGATGAGTCACACAACAAATGTGCAGAAGGCATTAAGAGTGGGAAATTGATTGTTTTGGATAAGGTTGGCGGTTCAAAATCCGCAAAATCAAAAGCCAAAAGTGTCGCTGAACCAAAACAGCAGACAGAATCAACAGTTGCATCCCCAGAAGACAATGATTCTGTACAATAGGAATCAAATTAATACGCAAAGTTCTCAAGTAGTGAGGAAGGTGCCATGCCAGGCGTAAGCATACAAACAGCAGTAAGAGTCGGTCCAGCGGCAGCAACTTCGGTTGAAACCTCTCAGGCATTCTTTGTTGGCAAGGCCCTTCGTGGCCCAGTCAACGCATCAAAGTTGGTGACAAGCCTAGCCGAATTCGAAGCGCTGTTTGGCACCTATCACACGGGTGCGTATTTGCACCCATCGGTAGAAACGTTCTTTGAAGAGGGCGGAACAAGAGCGTGGATTGCCCGCGTAGTTGGACCAACCACGACCACTGGTTCAAGAACCCTCGCCACAACGGCTGGCGATGGCGGAACAAACGTCATGACGATTACCGCCAATGGTCCTGGTTCGTGGAGTAGCAATATCACAGTTCAGGTTGTAAATCCAGGTACTGTTGCTGGTACCTTCATTGTGAAAGTCTTTGACTCTGGCACATTGCTAGTTTCGACTGGTAATTGCACAACCGTTGCCCAGGCAGTCGGCAGAATCAACGCAAACCTTGCCGCATCAAAGAGAGTGATTGCTACAGATTTGGGAGCAGCAGGATTGCCGCACGATGACGCGTCGCCCGTTGCATTGAGCGCTGGTACGGCGGATGAAGGCAATATCGTCGACGCATCGTATAATACCGCGCTCGAATTGTTCCTTGAATCATACGGAACTGGCGCTGTAATGAACC